CTCCAGTGGTAACACGGTCGAGTGACTCGAAATCGTTACCTGCGGCAGTTCCCTTGTCAGCAGTCATCATTCGGTTGATGTGTTCAGCGTGGTGCTTACCCATCTCTTCCTTGAGGATTGCTCGAATGTCGCCAAGTCCGTCGTCCTTGTCAGCAAGGAACATTGCCGTTTCGCTCATATCGAATGTGTGGACAATCGTCTTTGGTTTTGCAGCAATGTGCTGGAAGATAGGCTTGGTGGTGTCAGGTAGTGTAGCGTTTTCAGCAACACCGCCGCCAACTGTGAAAGAAGGTCGCTCGGTGATGACTCGCCATCCACTGCGCTCCCAAGGTCGCTTTGGTAGAATGGAGAAAGCGTTGAACTCTTGGTTCAACTGGCTCCAAACCTTGCGTCCGTAGATTGCTTGGTATGTACCTGCGGTCGTAGACAGCATAGGTGCGTCAGCCTTGAGTAACTCGCTACCGGAGTAGGAGTAACCCATGGCGTTACCTGCGCCGTAGTAATATCGTTCCATGTCTGTAATGCTTCGGATGTAATCTCTTGCCATATTCTTCAACTCCTAATTTCAGGCTCCCCTCAACGTTTTGCTTGCAAGGTTGTGTACCTCATCCCATGACATGTTACCCAAGTCTTGGGTTGATGGTATCTCAACATTTGCGGAGGAAGCAGACTTTGCAATGGTGTGGCTCTCGGTGCTCAAATTATCAATGCGCTCGGAGAGGTCACCAATAGACTTGAGGACTTCTTCAAGAGGTCCACGAGCATCAAAAGTGCTTCGGTCTGCTTCTTGCTTCTCGATTTCGAGTTCTTTTGCAAGTCGCTGGGAAAAGTTTGCTTCCAAGTTGTTTCGGAAGTTTTGTTCAAGAGATGCCGCTTTGTATACTTCGTATGCATTTTCAATGTCGGCTTGGGAAACATTGCCTTCATTGAGGTAGCCCTTTGAGAGTTGTGCTGGACCCATTGCCCCAGCAGGTTGCTTACCGCCACCTGCTGTAAGTGCGGAAATAGCACCAGTAGAAGGAGAACCACTTTCTTGTCCTCGTCCACGTACTTGACCACCGAAGTAATCAGCACCATCGACGGAATCAGGGTTGTCAAATCCACCAAGTTGAGCCTTAGCCAAATCATCAAAGTGAGCACGAGCCTCGTCGGTATTAACACCAGCAGATTTCAACGTGTTTTCCATCCAGTCAAGGTATTCGGATGTAATAACATCGCCAAAATCTTCACCTTTCATGTACGCCATTTTGTCGTCGTCTTTCTTTTCTTCTTTCATGTCTTCACCATCTTTCATTTCTTCTTTTGGTTCGTCATCTTTTTTATCCTTGATGTGCTCACGGAGTTGAGGAGGTATTTCTCCCTTTTCCATTGCATCAAGTCGGGCTTCCAATCGTTCCATAACGCTGTTCAAATCAACTTCATTTGTCATATTTGTGTCCTCCTTTAGTATACTGAATTGTGCTTCAGGGTTAATACCCTTCTCACAAATAGTAATTTCATGCAATTCCATTTTTGAAATCTCTTGGTAGTCGCCTTTGATATTGTCAGACTTTCGCACTCGCTTGAATGCTTGTCCTCCAATTGAGAATCCACGAAGGTTACCCTTGCGAATCTCGGCGGCTACTTCACGAGCCTTCTCAATGTCATTGCGGAGTTGAACAACAACAAACATGCCAGTGTCGTCACATTCGGACTTCCACATTCGGCCATTGCTGTCTACGTAAGAATCCAAGACTTCACCGACTTGGATGTTTGAGTGAGCCAATTGTACGTTGCGGTACTTTTCACTCTTCATGAACCCGTCAAATGCATCCCTTAGAGCACTACGAGTAATAAGGTCGCCTTGCTTATCGACAAGTTCGACCGATGCATAACCTGCAACAACCAAGTCAGACCCACTCTTAAGGAGAGCGATGTCCATAGAAGGTTGCTTTAGCGTCAGCATTGAACTAACGATTCTTTGTAACCATATTTAAACCCGTACTATACTTTGGAAAGTACAGGTTCATCGTCTTTGAAGTCCAAACTAAGGTGCTCACCCTCTTCGGTATCTGTTTCAACAGGTTTGAAGTGTTGCGGTTTTTTCTTTTTCTTAGGCTCAATATCATCGACTCGTTGATGATAGTCAGGTAGATTTTGTTCATCAGTAAGTTGCGTAGGTCCAGCAGGTGATTCAACGGGTGTTCCTAAATCTATACCCAGTCCCTTCGGTCCAGTCCATGTCATACGTTCTTTCGCAAGTTTATCCAATGTGCGTACAATAACTTCCAATGCTTTTTTCTTGTCTTCGGGTTTGAGTAAGATATTCTCATCATCTTCTTCGATGATACCTACTGAATTTTCCTCAATACGCTTCGCTGATGGCTTCTTTGGCATTTCAAGGTCTTCGACTTTTGATTTCTTTTGCAATTGGCCGCTAAACAAAAGCGGAGCAAGTGGACTCCAAAACGGCTGTAGGCTTTCAGCCAGTGTTACACTGTAGTCGTTTTTGTACAAATCACCCATTGTACTCACTGGAGAATGCACGTACCACATATCACCGACTTCATCGACTTGGTACGTTACAGTATCAATGTCCTTTAGAATAACGTGTAAACCATCTTCATCGTATTCAACATCATGTGGGATATTGATAGGTAGGTAACCTTTGGTTAGCAAGTCAAGCGACTCGGTGCTCGCTGGACCTTCACCCTCACCCTCACCTTCGATTTGACGAATCTGTACAGTGTAAACGTTTTTTTCACCACGAGTCTTCTTGGTAATACCGCTTACCGATGCTCGTACAATATCACCAACCTTGTACGCCTTTTGCTCACGTCGTGCTGTACCTATGTCAATAGTAACGGCTCGGTTTTGCAGTCCTTCATCATCAAGCAGTGGACCTGCACCCAATTGGTATGTGTACGGTCCATTGCCTCGTCGGTCAAGTACAATGAAGTTGTAGTCACGAGTCGGTCGGTACAATATCCACTTTGGATGTCGATACTCACCTTTCATGTATGTGGATTTAGAATCACGCAACAAGATGTTATCGTGGTCATCTTGCATTCGCTTGACAGATTCTTTCAAGCCCTCATTGTCTGTCATTTTTGTATCGTGCGGTCCGGGTACAATGACATTCTCGTGACTTTCAAATTGTGAGCGAAGAATCTTGACACGCTCAAACAACAGCATGTCGCTAATATCATTGTTGTCGTAATTAATAATATCAATAATATTGAGGTCTTCATCCCCCATAATTCCGTCAATAGCGTAGTTTTTGTCGCTTACCTTCACCAGTGCTTCACGGTGGTTCTTGCGAAGACCAACCTTCTTACCCTTCTCATTCAAGGCAGTGACTTCATCACCGTTCTTAATGAGCATGACACGCTTACCATCGTACCATTTTGATACGACCCATGAACCACTAAATCCACGTAGGTGTTCTAAGTCACTCATTTCAAAGATGCGATGCATTGGTCGAATCAAAGGAGTCCACTGGGGGTCTTCTTCTTTCATCAACAACTCATCAGGATTAAGCATTCCTTGAATAAACTCCGTCATTTCGTTGAGAGCCAGCCTGTTCGGGTCTTGTCCAATTGGTAGGAACGTTTCAGGGTCAAGACCAAAGATAGGTAGATTGCTTTCTCTTGGTGGTGGGGCATTACCCCATACTTGTTCTCGGACATCTTTACCATGTACCATGTCGGTAAGTTCGTGTGGCACAGTCATGTACAATCCCTCTTCGACATTTGTACCCGCTACCATTTGACCATCGGCTGTAAACTCAACACCAACTGATGGTGCAGCGAGCCATCCACCGTGATGTCCACCTGCATCAAACGTATCAAAGATACTGTAATTGTTAGGATTAGGCGCACCAACAGGCACTTGTGTCATGCCGGGTCTTGCGCTAATGGAAGTTGTGGGTTGTTCCATTCGTCCTTCCTGTTCAACCATTGGATTGTAATGCAATATTGTGTCCAAATTATTTCGTGTCGTAGCAGCGATTTGAGGAAGACCTTTTCCTGATGAACCACGTTTGTATTGTTGAGCACCGTGTACATCGTTTTCAATCATCTCCAATCCATTCGCATCAGCAAGTGCTGTGAATGAACCACCCATAAGTTGTTTTACACGACGTGGTAATGAGTGTAATTGAGGGTATGACTTAAACGCACTTGGTTTCTTAACCTCCGAGTAAATGGTATCGAGCGCACCATGATACCCATTTTCTTGAGCCAACTTTGAGAAACGCATTGCGTCGTTCAAATCTTTATCATCTTGTTCAAGTATACTTTCATCGTGAAGGTGTGTAATATCGCTGTTGTGCAAGTCAGTTACATTCCCATGCATCAATAGTTGATTGACTGTAGAAGCAAACAATGGTGTGTTCATTTCATTCGACCTGTCGATAATTGAACGAGCATGTTCTTTCATTTCAGGAGTCTTTGGTAACGCCAGTGCTTCAAGCACTTCTTCCACGCTCATGTTACCGTCTACTTGGAATCCATGCTCTTGCAAATGCGATGCTACATTTTGATGAAAGTTATCGTTTGCAGGGGGTTTGTCGTACGTTATATCATCAAATGAAAGACCGTAACCAAGTGTTTGCAATCCGTGTACATCGTGCGGTACATGTGTAATGTATCGTTGTGCGTCACGGAACATGCGTGCGTTGTTGTCAATAAATTTTTGCGGGTCGTTTGGGTCAAAAGCGGTAGGGTCAGCCTCAAGCATTTTTTCTTTAATCATCGGTGCAACTTGTGCTACCAACATACGATGTGCTTTCTTGAGGTCTTCTTCACGTCGTTGGTCGATTTTCCAATGCGATGTCATTTTACCTTGAGTGCTTTCAATGGCTTGTTGTTGAAGCGAGGTTAATTCAGCAACCTTTTGAGAAAGTTGTTGCTGAATAATTGGTTTGTCAATATCATCTGCCTCAACCATACGCTGATTCAAATCATCAACTTCTGCTTGCAGTTTTTCTTCTTGCTCAAATGCAGGGAGTGCTCCACCAAAACTTAAACCACTGGTAACAGCATCAAGAAGTGTTGGCTTCTTATGCTTAAACGAGCGACTACGACTTGACAAACTTATCAGTACATCATCCAAGAAGTTATCAACAATTTGCTTTATTGGGGCAGTTTCATTTTTGTTAAAACCTAAACGTTGGTACAGGTCTTCAAAATCCTCTTTTTCCAAATACTCCATAATAGCCTTTGGATTTGTTGATTGAATGGTTTTTGATATTTCAGTTAAGAAACGCAATCCTTCACGTTGTTCACTGCTTTGCAAGTAGTCTTTGACTTTACCAAATGATGGTGATGGAACACCCCACCCTAAATACGCAAGCATATCTTCGGTGGTTTCACCACCACTTACTGGTTGAGCATCTCGTATGAAATCGTTGAACGATATAACTGATTTTTCTGTAGGGTTGTTTAAGTGATTAAATCGACCCAGTTGCATAATTTGTTTGTGAGTGTCTTGTGCATTATTGACAATATGCTTATCGCTTCCATATGGTGCATAATTACGATACGAACCGTGATGTATGAATGGATTTCTTGTAAGTACACTGTTAAACGCTTTGAGATGAGGTTGATTTTCAAACAAATCTTTTCGCTCACCATCAGTCATATGCCGTATTGTAAATTCGTAGGGGGCTGAAAGCGATGATTTGTGTTCAGTAAAATTGTTTTTCGACGTTTTACCTTCTTTAAATCCTGATTTTGATGACGCACTTGGTACGGGTCGTGAAACATTTGACGGTGAAAGTATATTTTGAATTGTTTTAAATTCATTATGATAAACATATTTTTGTGAGTTTTTATCGTATTGACCGTGTTCTTGAGAGTGTTCAGGCATGAAGTGAGCACCCAAAGAAAGATTGTTTTGATTTGGTACAATAACAGTTTTTTCACCACTATTACCAAAATCATGCATTTCACCGAGCAACGATACGCTGTCATCGTCTGAAGTAGTAGCATGAATAATTTCGTTGTACGTAGGTAATGTCATACCCGCACCACCTATGCCTTGAAACGGCTTGGACCAAAAAGAGCCAAGACCGTAAGTGTGTCTTCCGTCTTCACTTGTGCGCCAATACGAAGGCTTGTCTTCACTTGGTGCTGGACCATGAACGGCTTTCAAAAACGATAAGTGCTTACGAATATCTTTTTCTTGTTGTTGTAGATTCATAGACGAAGAAGCATCTTCCTCGATATTTTCAATCCAGTCAAGCGGTACGAGTGGACCATCCATTTTCCCATAAACAGGGTGCATCGAAAGTGGTTCTCTTGTTTTAGGATGAAAACCTGCCATGTACAAAATGTCTTCAATAGGTAATCTTGCATGGTCTACTTTCATGGTTCTTTTA